CACTTAAAGATAACGAAGCTGACGTTGAATATAAAATCCAAATGGAATCTGAAGAAGAAGAAGTAGATGAAGTAGTTTACGAAATCGAAATGTCTGAAGAAGATGAAGATATGGATGAAGAGTATAAAGAAGGTTATCAAAAAGAAAAGATGGAAGAAGGTCAAGGTTATGACGACAAAGAAGACGAAAGATTAGGAATGAAAAAAGGTCCAATTGCTGGCAAGGATTTAGATTCTGAAAAAGCAAGAAGAGACGATGCAGGTTTCGAAACTCGTGTATCTGAAATGTCTGAAGAAGAAAACGAAGATTACGATGATATGTTATTGGCTATCGGTGACATGATGTCAAATAGAAGAGACCAAATGGTTGACCGTGAAACAATTAACTTAGACGATTATGATGAAACTGAGGTTAATTCACTTAAGGACTTGAGGGATATGGTCCCTAATGGACTGTGGTTCGATATGGACGGTGATGGAATTTTAGACCCGGAAGAAATCTTTAATATCTTTAAAGAAAAATATGGTCAACCAAAAGTTCATATAAGAAGAACTATGGGTGAAGAAGAAATGGAAGGTGAAGCTGTTGAAGGTATGATGAGAAGTCACGCTGCTGGACAGGATGCATCATCTGACAAATCTAAAGGTTTACCAAAACCACACTCAGTACCTAACAAATTACGTTTAGGTGAATCTGCACAAAAAGAAATCCAACAACTTAGAGAGAAGAATGAAGAGTACCGTAAGGCACTTAACATTTTCAAAGAGAAGTTGAACGAAGTTGCAGTATTCAATTCTAACTTGGCTTATGCTACACGTCTTTTCACAGAAAACACAACAACGAAGCAAGAGAAAATCAACATCCTTAGAAGATTCGATTCAGTAGAAACATTGAAAGAATCAAAAAGCTTGTATAAGACTTTGAAAGAAGAATTCGAAAGCAAGGAAGCTAATACAATTTCAGAATCAGTTTCTGAAAAAGTATCTAAGACTCCTGTTAAAGGTTCATCTGCAAATCTTATCGAGAACAAAACGTATGAAAATCCTCAGTTCATGAGAATGAAGGATTTGATGACGAAAATAATTAAATAAACATATTCCTTAAATAGTATTAAAAATGGGAGCATTATTAGAATCAGGTCTTGTTGGTAACATCGGTCTTAAGCACTTGAAAGTTATCAAAGAAGACACAATCAACAAATGGGACAAATTAGGTTTCTTGGACGGATTGAAAGGTCACTTAAAAGAAAACGTGGCACAATTGTACGAAAACCAAGCGTCTCACTTAATCAACGAAGCAGCAAACGCTTCTGACTCAGGTTCATTTGAAACTGTAGTCTTTCCTATCGTTAGAAGAGTATTCTCTAAATTATTAGCTAACGATATCGTATCAGTACAAGCTATGAACTTACCAATCGGTAAATTGTTCTACTTTGTACCTAAAATTCAAAACAGAAACACTGATGGTACTCACGTAGCACCATTCGGAGCACCAGGTGGTCCTACAGATACGGACTCTAACTACGGAGCAAACGATAAAGATTTGTATGACCGTTTCTACGAAGGGTCGACTCCAAATTCTGACCCTGCAGGTCTTTTCGATTACTCGAAAGGTTCTTACTCGGCAATTACTGACGGATTGACAGCAGTAATTTGGACAGGTGGTACAATGCAAGCTAAAGGTCAAGATGTTGCTTTAAGTATGGCGGCAACCGGTAGCGTTGCTGGTGTTGCTTCTGCTAACGTTAGAAGTTTGATTTTCGCATTGTCAGGTTTCTCTTCAGCAGGTGCTGGTAAATTAATCGGTCCTGATGGTCAGGAAATGGATAATGAAGACTTCTTGGCTTCATTGGAAACTTACAAAACAGGTGCTACTAATACTTATTACAACTTTAGAGTTGTTACTCAGAAGTATGGTAAAGGTATCGTTCAGTATGGTTCTGAAGCTTCTACAACTTTCGCAGTAGACGGTCCAGGTGGTAAATACGATGATATCTGTGACCAAACAGGTGTTATTTACTTAGAAGTAGACTTGTCTGCTCCTGCTGCAATCGGCACAACTTCATTAGATGGTTACACTGGTACTACAGTAGCTTCAGGTGACACGTTCCAGGCAACTTGGAGAAGATACGAAACATTAGAATTCGAAGATAGAATCGGTGAGGTTTCTTTCGATTTGGAAGCAGTTACTGTTTCTGTAACAGAAAGAAAACTAAGAGCACAATGGTCTCCAGAATTGGCACAAGACGTTTCTGCATTCCACAACATTGACGCTGAAGCTGAATTGACAGCTTTATTGTCTGAACAAGTGGCAGCAGAGATTGACCGTGAAATCTTAAGAGACTTGAGAAAAGGTGCAGCATGGTCATTGAGATGGGATTACAACGGTTGGAAGAGAGTTTCTAACGGTTCTGTAAACTACAACCAGAAAGACTGGAACCAAACATTGATTACTGCGATTAACCAAATCTCAGCTCAAATTCACAAATCAACATTAAGAGGTGGTGCTAACTGGATTGTAGTTTCTTCTGAAATTTCTGCAATCTTCGACGACTTAGAATACTTCCACGTATCTAACGCGGCACCAGACCAAGACCAATACAACATGGGTATTGAGAGAGTAGGTACGTTATCAGGTAGATATCAAGTTTACCGTGACCCTTACTTCCCACCAAACACAGTATTGTTAGGTCACAAAGGTTCATCTTTATTGGATACAGGTTACGTTTACGCACCATATGTACCACTACAGTTGACTCCTACAATGTATAACCCATTCAACTTTACACCAATCAAAGGTATCATGACTAGATACGCTAAGAAGATGGTGAACAACCGTTTCTACGGTAAGATTACAGTTGATGGTGTTAGAAC